TCGGTTCCCGTCTGGCCTTCCGCGGTAAAATCGTTCGGGCGGAAAGCGTGGAAGCGTACAAGGCGTTGTCCGAGAAAGCATGATCGAAAACGGGAGCGAAGCGACAAAGCGTAAAGCGTTTTCGTTTGTGTGATTCGAAGTGAACGAAAAACGGGCGTAAGCCCGTCGAAAATATAATATCAACAGTGTTTCCGCATGAAAAATAATACCTTTGTATTCCAAAGGGTGGCGTTTCCTTTAAGCCGTGTGGTTTTTCGTGGGTACAATAACGCGAATGCGAATGGTGGTGTGTCGTACGCGAATGCGAATAACGATGCCTCGAACTCGAATTCGAATATCGGTTCCCGTCTGAACAACAATCGAAGGAAATTAAAATCGGCGTACAACACCGGGGACTTGTCCCCACCGTGGAGCCGAGGGAAACAAGCCCCAGTAACAGCAGCCCGGAAGGGCTGGAAAACTGAAAAAACAAGCGTCGGGTAGAGTTTGGTAGGCCGTAAGGCTCGAAGAAGTCAGGCCCGGGAGATTGAAGGCCGTGTGGCCGTAATTTGATATAAAATGCGTAGAGAAGGTTACATAGTAGAAGAGATTATAGAACCGTCCAATATGGAGGATTCCTTTAATCAAGTCCTTCGCGGCACGAAAAGAAAGCGTAGCCGTCAGGGGCGTTACCTGCTTGCGCATAAGGAAGAGGTATTGGATGAACTGACCGCATCGATCGCATCCGGAAGTTTCCGGGTGAAAGATTATCATGAACGGGATATAGTGGAAGGTGGTAAGTTACGGCGTATTCAGGTACTAAGCATGAAAGACCGCATCGCCGTACACGCTATCATGACCATTGTAGACAAGCACTTGAGGAAACGGTTTATCCGAACAACTTCGGCCAGTGTCAAAAAACGTGGTCCGCATGACCTGATGGCGTATATTCGCCGTGATATGAAAGATGATCCGGAGGGCACGCAGTTCTGTTATAAGTTCGACATCCGGAAGTTTTACGAAAGCGTGAAACAAGATTTTGTGATGTATTGCGTGAACCGGATATTCAAGGACCAAAAGCTCATCGTTATGTTGGATAACTTTGTCCGGCTGATGCCTGAGGGTATCAGTATCGGCCTGAGGAGTTCACAGGGACTGGGCAATTTGTTGTTGTCTGTTTATTTAGATCATTTTTTGAAAGATAAGTACGGTATCCGTTATTACTACCGCTATTGTGATGACGGTGTCGTGCTCGGTAAGACGAAAGAAGAATTGTGGAAGATTCGTGATGCCGTCCATGAGCGGATAAACTCTATCGGGCTTTCCATAAAGCCAAATGAGAGGGTGTTCCCGGTGGGTGAGGGCATTGACTTTTTGGGGTACGTGATTTATGCTCCGGACCATGTCCGGCTCAGGAAGCGTATCAAGCAGAAATTTGCCCGAAAAATGCACGAGGTAAAATCGAGAAGAAGACGGCGTGAGTTGATGGCCAGTTTTTATGGCATGGCCAAGCACGCCGATTGTAATAAGTTGTATTATAAATTAACAGGCAAAAAAATGAGATCATTTAAAGATTTGAACGTTTCCTATAAGCCGGAGGACGGCAAGAAACGTTTTCCCGGCACTGTGGTAAGCATCCGGGAACTGGTGAACCTTCCCATCATAGTGAAAGACTTTGAAACGGGAATCAAGACAGAACAGGGCGAGGACCGCTGTATCGTGAGTATCGAGCAGAATGGTGAGCCCAAGAAGTTTTTCACTAATTCGGAAGAAATGAAAAACATCCTTGCACAAGTGAGGGAAATGCCGGACGGTTTTCCGTTTGAGACAACCATTAAGACGGAAACGTTTGGAAAAGGTCGAACCAAATACGTGTTTACATGAAACGAGTAGAAGGAAGTGCCGGTGTATCGCTGCTGGAATGCACGAACCCGGTGAAAGGAAAGTGGCGCATCCGCTGGGACGTGCAAAAGAAGGAAGACGATTCCGCTTCTTACATGGAAGAGGAGTTTAATCATAAGCCGACCGACGAGGAGATACGGTCAACGGTTACGGCTTGGTATAACCGGGAGACTGACAAGGCCATCCTTTCCGGATTCATATACGAGGGTATTCCGGTATGGCTGTCAAGCGAGAACCAGTTCAACTACAAAGCTGCATACGATCTTGCCGTCCAAACGGGAGGGCAGAACCTGCCAGTGACGTTCAAGCTGGGTGCGGATGATGAGCCGTATTACAGGACGTTTGAAACGGTTTCAGACCTTCAGGATTTCTACGTGAAAGCGATGAAGCACATACAAGATGCGTTGTCTGAAGGATGGAAGAAAAAGGACGCATTAGACTTGGCTTTGTATGAAGCCGGGTAATGGATGAATCCCTGCGGGGGGAAGGGATAGAAAAAAAGCCCCCGGCCTGTTAAAAATCATCTCACCTACTTTTAACCAAAAACGCCCATAGCGCACGACCGGGGGCATATACCCTCTGCCGCGCTATGGGCTTTTTTTGGTTTATTATTTGCGCAAAGAATGCGCATTTGTAAGTGAGATGATGCAAAGGTACTAAATTTTTGTTTGTATGAAAGTGATAGAGATATTAAACTTCAATCGTGAGTTATTGACGAGGCTTTTAGAATCCGGTATCCGTTTGGAAGATGTCCGGTATGTCAATCTGTATACAGATTATTTTCACTTACTCAGGGCAGGTGAAAAAATGACGTATATCGTGGCGATACTTGCAGAACGGTACGGTATATCCGAGCGCAAGGTCTACGGATTGATAAAACGTTTCCAAAGTGACTGCAAGCCGCTTACAGTGTGAAGCATGTAATTCATGGTGGGTAGGAGGGAGATTCCGCTATCTTTACTCGTGCAAAACAAAAAGAATCAGCCATGAACAAGTATTACATGATCCTGGACAAGATACTTGGCCGGGGAAAGACTCAAAGTAACAAGAAAGGAAACATTAGATACCTCCTGAACGAACAATTGTCCTTGTCCCCTTTGGACTTGCTGGACATATTCGAGGGGCATAATATTGCCCGCCGGAAACTTCGTGATGAGCTTCAATTGTTTATGAAGGGGGAGAGGTCGGTAGAGAAATACCGTGAAGCCGGTATAAGTTGGTGGGATTATTGTGGAAGTATCCTTATAAACAGTTATCCGACCTATTTTGAGCGATTACCGTCTCTGATAGAGAAAATAAACCGGGAGAAACGTTGTAGTAAGAATTATGTGCTGTTTTTGGGTGAGACCGGTGCCGAAAGCAATCAAGTGCCATGCCTTAGCCTGGTGCAGTTCCAGATAGAAGATGACGGCCTGGTGCTGTCTGCTTACCAGCGCAGTTCCGATGCCAACCTGGGGCTCCCGGCTGACATATACCATTTGTTCCTGATCGCACGGCAGATTGACCTGCCGTTGAAGTCGATCACCTTGAACCTGGGAAACGTGCACATTTACGAGAATAACATAGACAAGACGTGCCGGTTGCTGGCAGGGGAGGAAGGGGTCCGTTTTGATCTCAATGTATAAGAATCGCTGCAACCTTCGTGCAGCATGCTACGGCCGTTTTCTTTAGCTGGTAGGGATAAAAAGGGGATTTTTGCAATCCTTTTTTAAACCAGAAGCAAATGAGAAGACAGTATCTTTCAGCCCCTCTTCCTTTTCAGGGGCAAAAGCGAATGTTCGCAAAAGAATTTATCAAGGTGTTGAAGCATTATCCGGATGACGCCGTGTTTGTAGACCTGTTCGGTGGTTCCGGCTTGTTGTCGCATATAACCAAGTGCCAAAAGCCTGATGCCACCGTTGTATATAATGACTTTGACAACTATCGACATCGGTTAGAGAATATTCCACGCACCAATGCCTTGCTGGATAAGATTCGGGAGGTGGTGGCATCTGTTCCCCGTCAGAAAGTCCTACCTGAAAAAACAAAAGAAGCCATCCTGTTCCTGATAGAACAGGAAGAAAAAGAGCGTGGTTACGTGGACTATATCACGCTTTCGACCTCCCTGCTCTTTTCCATGAAGTATGCCACTAATTTGGACGGATTGCGAAAAGAAACATTTTACAATACCGTGCGTAAATGTAACTATGATCTTTGCCTTGACTTTTTAAATGGGCTGGAGGTCGTTTCATGCGATTACAGGGAATTGTTCAGAAGGTACAAGGATGTCCCGAATGTCGTGTTTCTGATAGACCCGCCGTATCTTTCCACCGAGGTCGGCACCTATACAATGAACTGGGGGCTTTCCGATTATTTAGACGTGTTGCAGACACTCGTAGGCACGAACTATATTTATTTTACCTCCAACAAGTCATCCATCATCGAGTTATGCGACTGGATGGGCAGGAACAATACCATAGGAAACCCGTTTACAGGCTGCGAGAAAGTGGAGTTTAATGCGCGCATGAATTATAATTCCTCCTATACAGACATCATGCTGTTTAAGAATGCGGACGGGACGGAATACAAAGAGGCAGCATAACTACTATGTAAAGATACGATTTTTTGCTAAATTGGCAATGGGTTTTTAAGTGATATTTTAGGAGAAAATTCAATAAAAAAGCGTCTTTCAAACAGCTTTCAAAAGGCGTTTGAACGACGCTTGTGTTTTGACCGGATGGCGGGAGTAACCGGGATTTTTGAGCGCATTTCGTTTTTGCTTCAAAAATCGCTTTTCGTTTTTCACGGCCATCGCTTTTCGTTTTGCGGGATTTACAAAGTTACATAATCTTGAACCTATCACCAAATTTTATGGCAAGTTGCTGTGATATCAGTGCCCAATTAGACAGTGGCATAGTCCATTTCCCACTAATGTCT